GACTGGTAGAAAAAATAAGGCCTGAGAAAAAAGAAGATAATAGATCTGATAAGACTCTAGATGAAAAATCAACAGAGAAGAAATCTTCTGTTGATGCAATCACTAAATCTCCGGTATTAAGCGAAGGACAAAAAATAAAAGAGGACTTTAAAGACTTGTATAAGGAAAGTCGTTTAGGAAAGAGCATCTCCGGGGTTAAATCTTTATTTACAAAAGGGAACAAATCTGAAGATTCCATAGGAAAAACTGAAATGAAGAGAGAGGGGCAAACATTAAAGATCTCTACTAATAAAGAACCAATCACTTCCACACCCCAAGAGAAGGAGAAAAAAGAAGAGAACCGGATTACTCCCATTTCTATTGAATCTCCATCTACCCCTTCTGCTAAAAGCACAACTACACCAATTCCTTCTATTGAAGCTAAAAAATCTACCGAAGGGGAAAATGTAACTTTAACATCAGATGACATCAAAGAGATAAAATCTCTTTTGAGCTCAATTAATACCTCTTTGAGAGGTCCTTTAAACATCAAGGACAACAAGCCTTTTAGACCAAAGTCTAATATGTTGGAATAATTTTTCCAATTCTTTATCTTTTGAAGAAAAGGTCCGTATATTTCATCAAAGTGAAATAACAAATAGCTAATGATTAAAATTAATCAATCTGATACGGAATTTCTAGAAATGACTTTTGGAGATCCACAAAAAATAGCTTCCCCTTTTTGGAAAGCTTCCCCTCACATCAACGACAAACCTATCTTTAAATATGGGAATTCTATAGAATCTCTCCAGTTGGACGAAAAGACACAAAAAACAGATTTGGTTTATCTAAGGATGGCGGAAATCTGGGGGACAAATTCACATTGTAAGAGAATGCAAGTTGGATGTTTAATAGTAAAAAATAAATCGATTATTTCAGATGGATATAATGGGAGCCCTTCAGGATTTCCGAATCGATGTGAAGACGACGAAAATACAACTCTTCCGTATGTTCTTCATGCGGAGGCAAATGCAATTACTAAATTAGCAAAGAGCACAAATAGCTCAGATGGATCTACAGTCTATATCACAGCTTCCCCTTGTTTTGAGTGTTCTAAACTCATTATTCAATCTGGAATCAAAAGAGTGGTATTTAAAGACCTTTATCGAAAACCAGAATCGCTTAGTTTCTTATTCCAAGCAGGAATAGAGGTAGTTAGAATTGGAGAATTAAATTAAGAAAATATATGGAAATACAAAAAGAAATAAAAAAAGAAAAGAACATTCAGGTACTCGCAGAGGAATTTATTAGATTAAGAGATGAAAGAAGTTTTAAGAATCTTTACGAGAGGGTAAAACCTGGAGTGTTGAATCATTGCTATGGAATTTTGAAGGATATTGAATCATCAGAAGACGCCTTTTTGAATGCTATGTCTAAGGTTTGGCAGAAGATCGATCAGTACGACAAATCGAGGGGAAATTTTTCTACCTGGTGTTACAACATAGCCAGGAACGAATCTCTTCTCTTGCTTAAAAATAGAAAAAAATATGTCCATCTTTCAATAGAAGATCTCGATTATTCGTCAGCAAAGAATGAAGAGAAGAACCCTTCTTATTCTATAGAGGAGGATCCTCTTTGGAGGTTTGCTAACGAAGGGGATAATATAGATGACATGTACGAAACCGCAATTGAAGAAATTAGATCCCTCCCAACTCTTTACAGAGATATCATGATTGACCGAGAAATTAATGGGATGAAATATAAAGACATAGCAGAAAAATATGGAATCAAGAAAAGATCTATTGCCACCCGAATCAGACGTGCCAGAAATAAAATTCGTTTGAAGATGGAGGAAAATAAGTAATTTATTCTATAATATATAAAATCTTTTTATGTTTAGAATTTTTAAGGTAATAAAAGAAATAATGCTCTTTAGAGAATATCTAGGAGTTATAAAAAAAGAGTCACTAGATTCTCCCGAGTGGAGTAAGCTTCGACTTAGAAAAGATTGGTTCGGTAGAATTTATACCGTAATTAATCTCCCACCAGAGGTAACAAAGTCTCCGGACTTCCCTAAATATGCAAGGCCTTCTTTTGTTTTTGAACAAATTAAGCCAGTTAACGAATACTTGACAAAATTGAGTCTTCAAGAATTGATCTCCCCTCTTTTAAATCCAGTAGAAGGGACAGATGAAGAATCATTCTTGGTTATCTATAATTTTGTATTTAGACAGATTTCTTGGCTTTGGATTATAAGATTCGTTATGGAGATATTTGGAATTTATCTTTTAATTGCCAATTTATCTTATTTTCATTCCTTGATCTGATCTTATGAATTTAGAGCCAATTAGAAATGAATTAGAGAAGAAGCTGGCTATTTTCGAAGATCCAAATTTTATATTTGCAGAAGAGGAACACACCTATCACTACAAAGGTGTTAAATATGAATCTGTAACTTCTTACATTAAAAAATTTAAGGAGGCTTTTAATAAAGAGTATTGGTCTAAAAGAAAAGCACAAGAAAGGGGGGTAGATGTTTCCCTGGTTTTAAATGAATGGCAGATAAAAGCAGACGAAGCTAACGATCTGGGAACAAAAGTCCATAAATGGATAGAAGATTTCTGGGGAGGTAATCCAAGAGATCTTACCTCGGAAGATGATCCTAGACTTGTTGAAAGAGTTGATAAATTTTTAGATCTATACGAGAAAAAATTTAAAAATTTAGTTCCCCTTTCTTCCGAGCTTAAGATATTTTCTAAGAAGTGGAGACTTGCCGGAACTATAGATCAGCCTTTCTTAATGTGGGACGAAAAACAACGGAAGGTGATTTTTCTGATCGGAGATTGGAAGACCAATAAAGAGTTTAGATATGATGATCATCCAAAAGGAAAATATAAGAGGCTTCTTCATCCTTTTACCCATCTATGGGCTAATCATCTAAATGAATACTCTATCCAAGTTAGTCTTTATAGATTGATTTTAGAAGATGAAATAGGGCTAGAGACTGACGGGGGATTTCTATGTCACATTGGACCAGAAGGACCTGCAAAAATACATCCAGTCAAAGATCTTAGAGAAATTCTAAAAACGTATCTACAACACAACAGGGAGGATTTTGATATATTTGATGTGTAAGTGAAACTTTTAACTAATTCAAACGTAAAAATAATAAATTTAAGAAATGACAAAGAAAAAAGAAACAATCGCTGCTAGTGAAATCCAATCTGGATTTTCTCAAGTTTCACCAGGTAATTATGCCGATACATTCATCGACAAATTAGACCATGGAAAAATCTCCGGATTAGAGAAAGAATTAAATGATCTGAAAGAAAAAAATTCTAAGAAGCTTTATGCAGTAAAGATGGATGAAGTATTATTATCAACCCTAATTGATTTTATTTCTTCCCATGCGGAATGGAATCAAACTGAAGCTTTGGGAGTCATTGAAATCCATAAGACTCTGACTGAGATCAAAAAAGAAGGAGTAAAAGACAAAACTATCTTTTTGAATGCTCTCCCATTAGAAGCTACCCACTATTTTCTTTCTAAGACAAAAGGAAAGGGACTAAAAGAAGCACAGAGTTTTATCTCTCTTTATAAACCTCTTGCAATTGCATTAGAAGAAATTAAGAGCGATGCAGCAAAAGTACAGGGACTAGAAAAAGAGTTATCTGCAGCTCAGCAAGGAATAGAAACAGCTTAATCCTCCTTCTGACAAAAAAGAGCACACATTCTTGTGCTCTTTTTTGTATTTGGGGGTTTGTACATTTTTAAAGATATATAAAACCAGAACTAAATGAATAAAAAGCTTTTATATTATTTGATAGGTTTCCTGTCGGTATTATTGGCATCTACTGCTGCATTTTTTTCTATAGCGGGACTATCAAAATTGTTTGCCGGAGCATCTACCCCTGTTATCATAATGGCATCTTCTTTGGAGATTTCAAAACTTATCATAGCTTCTTTCTTATACAGATACTGGAAAACCGTATCAATTGCTCTTAAATCCTATTTATTAATTGCAACTGTTATTATTATGACTATAACTAGTATAGGAATTTACGGGTTTTTATCTTCTGCATATCAAAATACAAAGAATTCTTATGACTTGTCATCTACATTTACCGATTCTTTGAATTCAAAAAAATTATATTACGAAACCTACGTATCTACATATCAAAAACAGATTGGTCAACAAAACGAAAGATTAAATCAACTTAACTCTATTCGTAACTCTCAAGAGAATCGCTTAAATAATCAAACCGGTTCATCGTATCAAAATACAAAAAGTTCTAGATTAACGGATAACCAAATTGAAATAGTTTCTAAAGATATTGACCGTTTGAATAAAATTGTTTTACAATACACAGATTCCATTAATAAATTAACAGTTGCAGCTACTCAATCTAAGCTTAAAAACAATCTAACATCTGATTTGGGACCGTTGCAGTTTATCTCTGGAATTTTAAATGTACCGATGGATTCCGTGGTAAATATTCTAATAATATTATTCATTGTGGTATTCGACCCGCTAGCTATTTGTCTAGTACTAGCTTATAATTTCATGAAGAGTGACTTTGAATCTTCTGACAGCGAAAAGAATGAAAAATTATCAAATTTATCGGAGAAAGATACAGAAGAAAAAATTAAAGACGACTTAGAAAAGAATTTTCAAATAGAAGAGATTGAGATTGAGGAGGATAAAAATTTAATCACGGATGATGATTTGGAAGACACTCAAAATTTTGAAAAAATCTCAGAAGAAATTGAATCAAAAGAAGGCGACAAAATTCCACAAAAAATCATAGAAGAACATAAATCCGAAGATGAAATTATAGATGAATTTCCCACTTCTCTAGCTGAAGAAGAGTTAAGCGTGATACTGGATGAACCCGTATTTAAAAATCACTCTGATTCTGTTTCAGGATATTATGGAGACGTTCCTCTAGATGGTAACGGAGTATTTACTCAGGAGGGAGAAATTCTTCCTGTAAATGCAAATAAAAAAAAAGAGGCTATTGATGAGTCTTCTAAAGTCTCCATCAATCCCACAAGATTATAAATGATAATAGGAGCAACCGGATATATTCCAGGAACAACAGAGTACAACTATGAAGGAGGAAATGCTTCTGACGAGTCTACTCTTTATCTTGCAGATAGTAATACCAGTAAGAATGTTTTCATTCCTGGAGGATCTGCTGAATTTTTAGTAGATTATGCCATAATTGCCCGTAACCAAACGGCTCTAAGAAGAGTAAACCTAACATTTGCTAACTTTAATGATCCGGTAAATGTTAGGTTTTATAATACTGCCCTTAATGTAGCTTGGCAAAAATATACAGAGGAAACTCTTAGTCTTGTGAGTTTTTTCCATCCCATCCAGAATTTTTCTAATTACCAAAAGCAAACTTTTAACATTCCGGCTAGAACTACGATTAATTTTGATATGGGAAACTTTGATGAGACTTTTGGAGAAGTAAGTTTAATTATGGTCCAAGCTGAATATCTTCCTCATCTTACTGTAGATCCCTATAATGTGATATATTGGAACTATAAAAATTCACCCAGATATGTAATGGGGGAGTTTATGGTTTTAACCGGTGCAATTAAAACTACAGGAAACTGGTATGGATGGCAGGTAGATCCAACACTAGAGACAGAATATGACGGGATAACTCCTGGATTTGTATTTACTAATCCGACAGATTTTACTGTTAGAATTTCAATATTAACTGCTAACTAAGATGGCAACTAGACCTATTATATGCCCACCAAATTTTCCTGGATTTATTTTCTATAAAGATAAATTTGTTTTAGAGGAAGGAAATACAAAAACTACATTCTTTGATCTTTCTTCACTTCTTATTGGGGTGAGTTCGTATTCCAGACTTAAAATAACTCTTCAGCCTAGTACTTCTGTACTTCTCAGTCAATCTGACTTGGTAGACGATGAGGGCTTTGTGAGATGGATTGCTATCAAAGCAGTATACCCTTCTCCAGTGAGTCCTATTCTTTATAATTCGGAAGTTTCTTTCGTTCCCGGATATCCTAGACCAACCAACGGAACCCCACAAAATCAAAAATATTTAACTTGGACTTACGAAGGAAATACATACCCATTGGGTGAATTGATGGTTCTCTCAGGAAATCCTGCAGGATCTGTAGATGCCGAATCCATTGGATGGAATCTTTCTAGTCAAGACATTAAATATGCTGGTGGAGGAATAACTATTACAAATCCCCACGACGCAATGATAGTAAAATTAGAAATAATGGTTGCTAGATAGAAAAATTGAAAAAGGGATTGAATATATAAAGGAAAAATTTCCTTAAAATAAGGAAGATATATAATTGGTAAAAAAACAATCAGGAAAATGGATTTAATAACAAAACTGCAAAATCTAAAAGAGTCCACTCAATCTAGAGAGGTTAGGGATTTATGCGACGTTTACATCAGCGAGCTAAAGAACGGTAATCCGGTCAACGAATCTCAAATTATGGAGTCTTTGGATTCTGAGACAAAAAATACAATTTCTCCCATTGAGGCTTTGAGAAACGAGGAACTAGAAAGATCTAGATTTAGAGCTCAAATGCTTGCAGAATCTTGGGGCGGAATGAATACCTTTAATACTTCTAAGAACTCGGGTTCTTATGTAGATGGAGAAAAGAAAGAGGAAAGAAATCCTAGTCAAGTAGAAGGTAAGCTAAATGAAGCTTTATCCGGAATGGCTAAGTTTGACAAAGCTGCAGGATCTTTTATTGATTCTAACAAAGTTGAGAACTTAGGAATTGTGGAATCTATTCTTTCTTTTACAGAAAAGGGAATATATGAACATGCTAGCTTTAAACTTCTTTGCGAAAATTTTGTTAATTTAATAAAGAACAAATCTTTTCCTGAATTTTGGGTTGCTGAGTCTTTTGTCTCCGAATTTTCTAACTTTGCTTGGGATTCTAATGTTAAAGAAGTTGTAAACAGAGTTTCTGAATCTATCAATACTTTTAGACCTGAGATCGAAGTTTCTAAAGCCCTTTATCAAATTGAAAATTCCGGAAACTCTGATTTCTATTCACCTGTAAAAGAATCTCTTTCAAAGTGGTTAGTTTCTGAGTCTAAGTCAATTCCTGCTCTTTCTAGAGAATTAGGAGTTTGGTCTTTCAATCCGATTGTTAAAAATTTAATCAATGGACTTTCTATACTTGAGTCTAATTCTTCAAAAGTTAATATCCCAGCTATCAATGGAAATTCAGAAGTTCAAAAGGTTTATTCTCCTGTTTTAGTTGAAGGGGGAAAAACAATTTTTGCAATAGGAAAAACTTTATTTGAAGGATCTTCCGAAGGAATCAAAAAACTTGCAAAAAATGATTCTAAATATTTAGACAAAGATTTCTTAGATCTTCTTGAGTCTTTCTATTCAGAGGGAGTTAAAGTTGATTCTAATGGAGTTTCTATCTATAAAGGAGACACAAGAATCTCTATCATAGAAGAAAATGAACAGCCTAAAATCTATATTAACGGAGATGCTGCTAGATTTGATGACTACAATCAACTTGCAAAAATTATCTCTTTAAAAATTTCAAGTTCTCTTGGAGTTAATGAAAGTAAATTTATCTACAACGTTATTAGACTTTATGAAAACTTCGAACGAATCGTAGAATTAGATTTTGCTAAATCTGTAGTTTCTAAAGTTTATGAAGGAGCATCAGTAAACCTTATTAAATGGGAAGGCAAAATGTACCTTCAGAAGGTAAATGAGTCAATGAGAGAAAATTCTTTGTATTCTGTTAATGGAACACAGGCTTCTAATATAGTAAAAGACTTTTTGAGATATGACATTTCAGAAGGTTTAACTGAGTTTTTAGACGGAGAGAAAAGAATTAAATCTATTATGATCAATGATAGGAAGAAAGTTATCGACAATATTTCTATCGTAGAGAGTGAAATGAAGAAGATTGAATCTCTAGTATCTACAAATCCTCTTTATAAAGGATCAAAACAACTTTCAGAAGCTTATTCTATTCTAGAAAAAGAATTACAAATTCTTAAATCTAAATGGTCTTCTATTAATTCCGAACTTGACTCTATCGAGAATAATCCAGAAATAATTCAGGATCTAATGGAAGATTCTAAATTTACAGTTGGAGACTATGTGAAGGTAAAAGAAAACGGCAATACCGGAAAAATTATATCGGTTGACACAACTTCAGGTTCTTATACTGTTCTTTTAGATAGTGGAAAAACTGGAGACTATGGTGTTGAAGACATCGTTGATCTTGAAGATGCTTTTCAAAAATCAGGAGACGAAAACGAAGAAGCCAGTGAGGTAAAAGAATCAACTCAACCTTTAGCTAAAGCCCCTTCCTCCGGTAAAACCCCACAAGGTAAAACACCAGCTCAAGTTATGAAATCCAGTATTTCAATTGCACCTTCTGCTAAATCTCAGGATGAATCAGGAAAGAAATATGTTGGAGATCTTAAAGATGCAGATCTTAAAAAGGCTCCTGGTAGTGGAAATAAATCTACAGATTTTGAAGTTAACGATGAGATTGGATACAATTTAGAAGAATCTAGTCAGCCATCTTTAGCTACTGCTCCAGAAGGAAAGCCAAAAGGAACTAACATGGCTACCGAATGGGAAAAATCTGGTCTAAAATCTATGAATTTAGCTACTACCCCGGGTAAAGAAGAAGGAGATTCCGATTATAAAGTAGAATATCCAGATCTTAAAGCAGATAAACCTCAAATAATTGGAGATTCTAATCTGGCAACTGCTCCAGTAACAGGTAAAAACAAAGTGAGTGAATCTGATCTTTCTAAACTTGATAACGGAATGGCAAATACTCCAGGATCAAAAATTGAAGATTCTGGTTACGAAAATAAGATTAATATCCCTAAAGCTAACAGTCCTGAAATTAATGATCTGTCAACTATGAATTTAGCTGATGCTCCTGAAAGGGGGGCTAAAGTTCCTACCAAAGATAAAACAAACCCTAGTTTAGCTACTGCTCCAGGAAAGGTAGAAAGTGATTCAGGATACGAAGCTTTCCAATATCCAAGTCACACTGGAGGAAAGAAAGAAATCGATAATCTAGATAACATGAATCTATCTGATGCTCCTTCTGAAGGTGCAGAGAGTGGAGTTAGCTATAAACTTGATACGGAAACAGGATACAATATCGGTGAAGGTGAAACCTCTACATCTGATCCTTTAACTCTAGCAGGGATTAAAGAGTACATTCTAGAAAATAAAGATTCTGAAGAAGTTCAAAAGATGCTACAAGATCTTATGAACGAAGGATTTGAAAGACCTAGTCCTGAATTAAAAAAAAATTAAAATCAGCTCTAAGTAAGATTTGGGCATTTGCTCCTGAAAACGAGGAAGCAGAAAATAAGAATCCTAAATCTGAAATAGAAAGCCTTGAGGGAAAAATGAGTGTAGCTCCGGATGGAAAGAAAAACAAATCCGAAGATTCACTCATTTCCCGTGAAGACGAAGAAGGAGAGGAAAAAGAATAAAAAATTGATATATAGACCACTATGAAAAATCTAAGAACTTTTGAAGAGATTAACGAATCTCAAATATTTGAAGCTTTTGGTAAACCTGGAGCAAATGGATTAAATCCATTGTTTAAGAAGAATTTTATTGATATGGCAACCAAAGCTTATGGATACAAAGAAAGTGGAGAAACTCTTTCTAAAGAAATAGAAGGAATAAAATCTACAATAAATATTAAAGATTCTGGAATAAAATCCGATCTTATTGGAGATTATCCTTTAACTAAAACTAAGTCTATCGACTATGTTAAGTTCTTGAATAAAATTGGAGATGAGGCAAGAAAACAATCAAAAAAATTAATTAAAAAATAATGAAAAATTTAACATATTTTGGGGATTTCATCTCTAATCAATCCTCTATATCTGTTAGAGAAAACTTATTTATAGACGTTCAACCGGATAACTATTTTGAAGGAATCTTAACAGAATCTAAAAAATTTATCGATCAAAAGGAACTTGCCGATGAGGTTAAAAAATCATTAGCTGAGGGGGAAACGATTTACATTAAACTTTTAGGTAATCCTAATAGGCCTGTTAAAACCGTGACTCATAAATTAGCTAAAATGCTTGTCGAATTAATTAATTCTGTTGCTTATGGCGAATTCAGAAGAAGATGGTCTAATCTTAGCGACGAACAGTTTGATGAGGTTATTGCAATTACTTTAAAAGACGTTCTTCAAGATTGGCATAAGAGTGTGGATAAACCGGGCTTAACAGATGGCCAGATCTACGGAAATCTTAGGACTTTAATCAAGACTAGGATTCTTGGAGCCAATGACCAATTAATGAGAAAGGTTAGCAAAGAACCTTCCGGATCCCAACAAGTAGATTATGATGCAATTGATAAAACTATCAATAAGATCTTAACTGGAACTACGGATAGACCTTATAGACCAGCAGTAAAATCCCCAGAACCTGGAGAAAAAAGCTGGTTTGATATGTAAGCATATTAAATTATCGAAACTAAATCCGCACTAAGTCATATAATAGATTAAGTGCGGATTTATTTTTTACGCTAAAAATTAATTAAGAAAAATGGCAAATTATGTTAAGAATTCAGATCTTATGAAGGCAATTTTAGAGTCCAAAGAAAAAGGTCAACTAACTTTACAGACTATTAATATGTTTTATCTTATCATACAAGGTATCTCTAAAAAAATGTCATACAAAGACCCTGAAGATAAAGAAGATTGCATGGCTTTTGCAATGGAAGATTTGTGTAAATATTGGAACAGATTCGATCCTGCAAAATCGAATAACCCATTTGCTTATTATACCCAGATTGCAAAAAATGGATTTGCAAAAGGATGGAAAAAAATTCATCCACCAAAAGCACCAAAAACTATTCCATTTTCCCACATCACAGGGGAAGAAAACTCCTACAATATTTAATCTATGTCGATTAAGAATGTAAAGCCTAATGGTAAATACAAGTCTGGACTTTATGAACCTCTCAATGCAGACAAGTATATCGGGGATCCCCATAATATTATTTGCAGATCCTCTTGGGAATTTAGATTCTGTAAATATTGCGATACGAATGAACAAATTCTAAAGTGGTCTTCTGAACCTTTACAGATCCCATACTATAATCCACTTGACAAAAAAGAACATGTTTATCATGTAGATTTTTATATAAAAGTTCTAAAGGATGATAGGACAGAAGCCGATTGGATCATAGAGATTAAACCTGAATCCCAATACAAAAAACCTGAATTAACCCAGCCTCATACCTTACCAAAGCTTAAAGCATATAATGAAAAAATGCATCTTTGGATTACTAATCAATCCAAATTTAAGGCTGCTAGAGAATGGGCTAGAAAAAGGAACTATAATTTTGGGGTCGTGGACGAGAATTTCTTATTTAAAAGCCCCTAATTAAAATATGGAATTTAGAGAAAAAATTATAGAATATAGGAAGGGATCTAGTTCAATAGCTTCACTATCTACCAAGACCGATATTTATTTCTTGGAGAAATATGGCAACAACGGAAAGGGAGGAAATATTAAATATACTGGAATTCTGTTTCCAGGGAGTATTTATTTCTTTAAATATAATCCAGATTCTAAACCCGATGAAAAAATTAAATTCATCGATCGGAATCCTTTAATTCTTTACATTTCTTCCGAAAAAGTCGGGCAAGATATCATTGTTAAAAGTATAGATTTGACCATCACCCCACCCGAACAGAGACTTCAGATTTTACAGAACTTCTGGGACAAGTTCAAGGATATTTTAGAATCCAATGAAAAGAAAATCAGAAAAGGTGAATTTCCGGAACCCATTAGATTAACATCAAAAGATCTTCCTAGACTCTTTGAAGGAACTGGATACAATTTTTCATTCACTGGATTTAAACTAAAATTTATGGAATCTATGAAGGTGGTAGACTATGAGGACTGGCATAAACTACCATATCTTAAATATAGTCTTGTTCAGGGGATACCTATTAATGAGATATATAATGATTATAGATTGAAATTAAATGGGTAATTTTATCTATAATCTAAATACTTAAGTATTAAATGGCAGGTTTTACAGAAAATCCACAAGGAAGTCCTATCTTCCAAAGAATTAGAGATTCAATCAAGAATCTCAGTAACTTTGGCTTGAATTATGGGGACATGGTGGTAAAAAATTCTCAGGCTATTGGGCAGACCGAAGCAGCCTTTTTAAAGAAAGGCTTGATTGAAGATGAAACTATGCTTTATGCTTTGGCTAGACAGGACACCTCTTCTAAACAATATGTTTCTTATTTCGACAAGGACTACAAAGGAAAAAGAGACTATTTAAGAAAATTCTCTCTAAATCCTGAAATTGAATTCATCCTAGATGTAGTTAACGATGAATCTATTTCTTATGACTCTCATAACTTTTTTGCATATCCAGCATTTTTAAACTTGACTGGATTAAAAGAAAAAGTAGTTGATAAAATCAATGAGAACTACAAGAAGCTTTATGATATGTTTGGGTTTGTTGACGACATTAGTGCTTGGCAGTATTTTAGACAGTTTCTAGTAGATGGATTTGTTGCCTTCGAGATTATTTATGATGATAAAGGGCAAAATATTATAGGTTTCAAAGAAATTGATGCTATGACTTTGATGCCTTCGGTAGAAAAACAGAAGGATGGAACCTATCTAAATGTTTGGTGGCAGTATTTTAAAGACCCTAGAAGAAAAAGAATGCTTTATGATTCACAAATCATTTACATTTCATATGCAAAGGGAAATACGGTTTCTCGGGTAAGTTACGTAGAGAGATTGATTAGACCTTATAATGTTCTCAGGATAATTGAATACACTAGAGTAATCTGGTCCGTGATGAATGCTTCGTTTAGAATGAAGATGACCATACCCATTGGAACTAGATCTCAACAAAAAGGAATGCAGACTCTTGGAGAATTAATGAGCATCTACAAGGAGGACATCACAATGAATGATCAGAGCGGTGAACTTTATGTGAATGGACAGCCAAAGATTCAATTTTTTAAGAACTATTTGATGCCTTCTGGAGTTAATGGAACACCTACTATTGAACCTTTAAACAATGTTGGACCAAATCTAAACGATCCTGCTCCTCTAGCTTATTTCTTTGATAAGCTGATTAACGAATCCAAAATACCTAATTCAAGATTTACTGGTCCTGATGGAGGTACAATGGGTAAATATGCTAATGCCTCGGAGGGTTTAGATAAACAAGAGATTAGATTTGCTAAGTTTATCAATAGACTTAGAACAGCTTTTCAAGATATTTTAGTAAAGCCACTCTGGATACAAATGTGTAAAGACTTCCCTGAATTGGAGAAAGATTACATGTTTAAAAGTCAACTTGGTTTAGATTTCGTTTCCGATAATCCATTTAAGAGAAATCAAGAGATGGAGATTGTTTTAAAGAAAAAAGAATCTGTTGATAGATTAATTGGTCTAACCGATGATACCGGATCTGGTTTCTTCTCCGTTCCTTATCTCATAGAAAATTATCTAGGCTTATCTAGTGATGACATTAAAGCTAATGCAGAAGCTAGAAAGAAAGCTGATGAGAAGAAAAAGAAAGAAGGATCAGGAGAATCATCCACAGCAACCCCAGAAGCTCCGGAAACTCCAGAAGCACCATCACCAGCTCCGGAACCGGAACCAGCTCCATAAAAAAAATAACAAATGGCAGGTTTTTTAGATAGCGCCCCACAAAATAGATTTCTAACTCAAGTCTACAAAAATTTAAGTAGAATTGGAAAGTTCGGAATGCAATACGAAGACATGGTCATTCGTAATTCTCAGACTATTGGACAAACTGAATCTCAGATGTTCAGCGAAGAAGGTAATGGATTTACTAACGATAGTGCTTTTTACTGGACACTTGGTTACCAGGACACTAAGATAAGAAAATACATTGCTTATTTTGATAAAGACTATTTAGGAAAAAGAGATTTCTTAAGAAAATTTGCTCTCAATGGGGAGATAGATTTTATTTTGGAAACGGTTTCGGATGAAGCAGTTAATTACGACGACAAAAATTTCTTTTGTCAACCTCTATTAAATAATTTAGATCTGAAGGAAAATATCATAGACAAGGTCCATGAGAATTTTAAAACGATTTACATGCTTTATGCCTTTCAGCAAAACAATCTTGCTTGGCAATTATTTAAACAGTTTTTAATTGATGGATTTTTAGCTTTTGAGATTGTTTATTCGACAGACGGAAAGAAGATTGTGGGATTTAAAGAATTAGACCCAACTTCACTTCAACCTCATACTGAAAAATCACCAGATGGATCATTTGAACAAATCTGGGTCCAATATCCTAAGGATAATCAGCTCTCTAGAAAATTGAAATCCGAGCAGGTGATTTATATTTCTTATGCAAAGGGCAATTCCATTTCTCGAGTTAGCTATATAGAAAGACTGATTAGATCCTACAATATCCTTAGAATAATGGAGAACAGCAGGGTGATTTGGAACGTGATGAATGCTTCTTATCGATTAAAGTTTGTGATTCCGGTTGGAACTCAATCTCAACAGAAGGCAATGCAAACTCTTGGTCAGCTGATGTCTTCTTATAAGGAAGATATAACTATGAGTGACACTTCTGGTGAACTTCTGATAAACGGAAGTCCGAAGATCCAATTCTATAAAAACTACCTTTTTCCGGAAAAAGATGGGCAATCCCCTCAAGTGGATGTGCTAAACGCAAATGGACCAGACTTTAACGTTATGGATAATGTTATCTACTTCTACAATAAATTAAAGATGGATTCAAAAATTCCATATGCTAGATTTGCTGGGAGAGGAGCATCTCCTGCTAATTATCAGATTTCCATTGATCAATTAGAAAGAGACGAGATTAGATTTGAAAAATTCTTGACCCGACTTAGATCTATTTTTCAGGAGATTGTAGTTAAACCCCTTTATATCCAGATGTGCTTGGATTTTCCAGAACTTTCTAAAGATAGAAGCTTTAAAGCTAACCTAGGTTTAGATTTCTATAACGATAATCAGTTTTCTAAACTTCTAGATCTTTCACATTTAGTCAAGTCAACAGATTTTGTAAACTCTTTGGGTGAAATGAAAATGAAAGTTGGTGACGAGGAAAAACCATATTTCGACAAAGACTTTTTGATTAGAAGATTCCTTCCCCTGTCGAGAGACGAGTTTGATAAGAACAAAGTTTACAAAGAGAGAGAAGCCAAAGAAGCAGAAAAGGCTAAGAAAGAATCCGGAGGAGCAGAAGAATCTGGAGGTGAATCTTTCACTTTATAATCAGACCGTATATTTATGTAGATAAAACCAATCTACATGAAGAAAGAATTAGCAGTACTATTAGAAGTTGAGATTTTAACCGGGAACGGATCTCAAAAAGAAAAACAAAGGCTTATTTCGGAGAATTTATCCGAAGAAATGCTATACATCATAGATGTTTGTTTTAACCCATTCATTACAACAAAACTCCATAAATTAGAGATAGAAAAAACCAGGGGTATTATTACACCTTCTCCGTTACCGGAATTCCAATTTTTCAAAAATCTAATAGAGGATCTTAAAAAAGCCCCTGCTGCTAATGATGCTTTAAGACAGAGAGCTAATTTTCTAATAAACACTAAAATTGACGAAGATCCTAAAATGGATCTTGCTCTTAGAGGTATTCTAATGAAGATCTTAACCAAGAGAATGAATATCGGGATTGGGGCTAAGCTGATTAATAAAGCAGTGGGAAGGGAATTGATTCCCGATCCTTCTGTAATGTTGGCTTCGGACGATCAGAAAGAAGTAGCTGGATGGAGTAAGATCTATTGTGAAGAAAAGTATGATGGTGTTCGAGTAATTGCAGTTGGAAATAGAGAAACGGGATTTCAATTTTACACCCGAGCTTTTAATGAGTTAGACAAAGTTAAACTTTCTAGAATAGAATCTGAATTGATTAAAATGCTTCATGGTGCTAACGTAATCTCAGATGTCTTTTTTGACGGAGAACTTACTGACCTTAACAGAAAATCAGTTTCTGGAAAAGTAACCCAGATCCTTAAGGGAACTGCTCCAAATGAGATTGACAAAGAATTCATCTTCAATGTTTTTGATATTGAAAAATCCGAAGTTTTGAAGACAGGAAAGGGAACAACCCCATTTCTCAAGAGAAGACAGGAACTTGAATTATTGACTTCATTTTTGACCGAAGATAGTCCGGTAAAATTAGCCCGTCAATGGGTGGTAGATTCAATCGAGGAAACTCAGAAAATCTATGGATTGATAGTTTCAATGGGCGGGGAAGGAGTTATTTTAAAACCAGAAAATCATGTTTACGAATGCCGTAGAAGTAGGAATTGGGTAAAATTAAAACAGATCCAAGATTGTGATCTAGAAATTACCGGATGGTTCCCTGGAGAAGGCAAGAGAGAGGGATTCATTGGAGGATTTATCTGTAAAGATTCTAGCGGAACTCTGGAGGTTAGAATCGGATCTGGATTTACCGACAAGGATCTTCGAGAGTTAAGTCAGAACCCAGATTCGCTAACTGGAAAAATTGCAGCTATCCAATACAATGAACCAATCACAGACAAGTTTGGAGGTCGTAGTTTGTTCCTCCCTCGGTTCATAGAAATTCGAAACGACAAAACATCAGCTGATGATATGTCTAAGATGTTTTAATTGGAAACTAAAGGACCCCAGAACACTATAATTATCATCTATGATCCAAGATCTATTAACCGAAAAACTAAGACCCAAAGAAATAAGACACATGATTCTCCCACCGAGAATTCGTGTCCTATTTGAGAACAAAGGACT